GGTAGAATGTACTAACCACATCACCAAAAGTCCTGAGTGGTGTGACGAGACATCACAGGCGATGAGTTAGGGTTCTCACGGACAAAAACCTTAAAAGGAGTAGCACAATGGAATACAACACTGATAAGCATTTTGATCAAACTGATAAGGATGACGATCGTCTTGATCAACCACAGACGTATCGCATACAGTATAAAGAACATGGCAAGTCGTACACTTACACGGAGACAATGTATTGGGAAAATGACTTATTTCATGAACTCAGTTTGTACTCGGATCCAATCTATCGTGACAGGTTCGAACTCGTGGATGTCTTTCTAGTCGTTGATGGTGGACCTGACATCAAAGTACAAGATGTCACTGAAAAAGATTTTGGGGAAACGCGGAACGCACAAAGTTTTTCACCAGACGATGAGAGAGAGTTCCAGGAAGGTTGGGACCTTGCAAAGACAGAGTCTGAGTGGAAATCCACTTGGGATGATTACGATCCATGGGATGCCTATCCACAGGTATCGGGTGAGATTTGGGAACCAGAGCATTTAGGAGACAGATAAATATGTTTTATAGATTATCCCAAATGGTTGACGAGCTCAACGACACTAATTCAAAAAATGAAAAAATGGATATCTTGAGAAAATATCCTGACCTGAAGAAGGTACTCGAATACACCTATGATCCGTATCGGAAGTACGGTGTCAAGTCTTCTCAGCTTATTAAGAAAAGCGATTTAGTTGCTGATTGTCATTATGATAATCTGTTTGATATTCTTGATGATTTAGTGGATAGAAAACTTACAGGTCATGATGCTATTGGTATCCTTAATGGTTTTATTGCTGATACGGAAGACGAATGGACTGAATTAATTTATAAGATTCTCGATAAGAATCTCAAGACTCGCACAGATGCCAAGCTGATCAACAAGGTTTGGCTAAAACTCATTCCACAATTCGATGTGGCTCTTGCTCAGAAGTTTGAGGACCATGCTCATAAGATTGATTGGAATAAAGAGCAGTGGTTAGGATCAAGAAAGCTCGATGGTGTTAGAGTACTCGCTCGAAAAGAAAACGGTATTGTGAAGTTCTTCTCTCGAGCTGGTAATGAGTTCACAACACTAGATGTGTTGAAGAAAGAGTTGGAAGAAATAGAGACAGACAATTTTGTCCTTGATGGTGAAATGTGCGTGATGGATGAAAGTGGTACTGAAGATTACAAAGCTATCGTTAGTCAGATCAAACGCAAAGATTACACGATTGAAGATCCGATGTTCATCGTATTTGATTCACTCACATTGGATGAATTCGATAAAGGATACTCCGATCAGACGACTCGGTCCAGAATGTTAAGAATCGTTCGTTTCGCGGCTTGTGAGCACATCAATAAATTAGAAATGGAAAGGATCACTTCAGAGGCAGATGCTGTTGCAAAATTAGACAGTGCGGTAGAGAGTGGTTGGGAAGGATATATGATTCGAAGAGCAGATGCTCCCTACGAAGGTAAGAGAACCAGAGCTCTGTTGAAGATGAAGAAGATGCATGATGATGAATATGTGGTTAAGGATATTGAAGTCGGACCATTTCGCATGATAGATAAGGAGACCGGTCTCGAGAAGACCATTGAAACTCTCACCAACGTACTCATTGAGCATAAAGGAAATACGGTTTCTGTAGGATCCGGATTCAGTCTTGATGATAGAGTCAAGTATTATGCCAATCCTGAGCTGATCGTTGGAAAAGATATAACCGTACAATACTTTGAGAAATCAAAAGACAAAGACGGAAAAGAGTCTTTAAGGTTTCCTGTAGTCAAGTACGTATTTGAAGAGGGTAGGAGAACGGTATGACAAAACATGGTCGGAGACAGCGTCGAGAAGAAGCTCTAGAGCGACAGCAGCTCAGAGATGCTAGGACACCACAACAGCAGCTAGCTCTGATTAAAACCAGGCCGGGCGAATCAGCAAAAGAGACCGCCAAGTTGACTGCATTGCTTGACCGGAAGACTTCATAAGTGAAAAAAAAATATTGTGACATAAGAAAGATCAGATTGGATGATATCAGAACAAATCCCATAAACACATGCTCCTATATGGACGGATATGAAGATCCAACTTGGTGGCAACGCCATCGCGGAAGTTTTTGGTGGTGTAAATGGTATGGACCTGATCCGAGCCATCCGGATGAACTCAACTTTTGGGGTATAGGTTTTATAGCACCATTCATCCACAGGAACTTTACCGTTGTGTTCGTTCCTGAATCGCTGTATGTTGAGGTATGGGTATCACAGAACATATGGACTCAGTGGAGAGCTGAACATGAATCGATACGAGACACGTATCATTGGAAATTTGGAGGAATATAAATGACAAAACAACAGTGGCTAAAACAAACAGTTATGTGTGATGAATGGGGTAGACCACCATCACTTGCTGATGTTCCATTAACATACATGAAAAGAGAAGACGCCTTAAAGAGACAAGGCGGTGATAAAAAATCAATTGATAAATTGTATAAGGAAGTCTTGAAAAAATGAGAAATAAGTATTGGGGTGAAGCTGATCCGGATAAGAAAGCAGGTCCACCCGGGAAGGCCGAAAAACACATTGCTGTGCAGGATAGTAAGATATACTACTATGCAGGAGTGAATCGTGAGAGTGCGGCGGAGCTGAACAAGAAGCTCGGTGAGATAGAATCAAAGAGTTTAAATTTATCCAACACGTTAGATATCGAAGCTCCACCCATAAAGCTGTTAATCAACTCTGGTGGGGGATCCATCACAGCTGGTATATCATGTATGGATACCATTTTGAGATCTAAGGTACCGGTCCACACGTACGTGGACGGATTTGCAGCAAGTGCAGCCACCTTCATCAGTGTGGTTGGGAATAAACGGTTCATGAGCAGAAACTCTTATATGTTGATCCATCAATTGAGTAGTAGCTTTTGGGGAACATATGCCAACTTTGAGGATGAAAAGAAAAATTTAGATTTAATGATGAAGACAATTAAAAAAGTATATAAGGAACACACTAACGTGCCAATGAAGGACCTGAATGATATATTGAAACGTGATCTGTTATGGGATGCTGAACAGTGTCTTGCTTATGGACTGATAGATGAGGTAGTGTAGTGGTAGAGTTTACAATTATGTTTGTGGGGTGTTTAATTATGTATGTATTGATAGATCGTGAAAGCAAAAGAAAAAAATAAGAAATTGATGACCATGAATCTGTTTGAAATTCATGACTACATAGAGAGTGTAGAGAATCGAGTCGAGATATTAGAAAAGTTGGTCATTGAGGATCGGGGAAAGGGGCAGTTTTATTATGATCACTACAAGAAGGCAAAGAGAGACATTGGATAATTTACAGGAACTGATGACCATCATGATGGAAGAGTGTGGTGAACTGATACAGCAGTGCAGCAAAAGCATCAGAAGTGATAATTATTATGATAACAAAAAATTAACTGAAGAGGTCGGTGATGTTATGTGCATGATCGAGTTACTACATGAGTATGATATCATCAGCTGGACAGATATAGATGAGAGAGTCTTAGAGAAGAAAGAGAAACTCAAAAAGTGGAGCAGTCTATATGATGAATAGATACACGCCGACATTTGTTTTTTTATTAATGTGTTTGGTGGTAGTATTATTCAATTGGAATTGTGCTACCGGTGGAACTACTGTAGGATGGACAGACGGTGGAGCACCGACAGTTGTTCAGCGAACTTATCCTTTGCTTGATTACAATGGGGTAGAACATCAATACAAAGGTGACGTATCGAATTTTACTTTTCCCAAACATAATAGAAAATTAACACAGTATTGTAGCATTCATTTTGAGTGGGAAGACATTCAAGCCAGGTGGTCCCAAGATAAACTAGCCGAACCAGGTAATCATAGATGGAATTATTTCGTTACAAAAAATAAGAAGAGTTGGAAATGAGTCATTTTGAAGAAGTCACCTGCAAGGTTTTGGGAATCATATTTTTTCTTTTGTTGGTGTTGATTTTAGTAACCATCTAATGGGTAGAAAAAGATCCCCAGGAGTATATGCCAAAAGAAGAGAAGTGGTTGGAATGTTCTTCAAGTGGCTATTGAGATTTTATTACAAACACAGCCCAGAATGTATTTGTGGATGGGTTATGAAACCATTCGAAAACTGGACAGATAGATACCAATGGAAATGCATTTGGTCTAAATGTGGCTGGCAGGCATTTGACAATGGTGACGGTAAGTTGCATTGGATGAAATCAGGACATCGACGTGTCCCATCAGTCTGGAGAAGGTCTAAATGAATAAATTACAGTGGGCAATCATACTGTCTATAATCGGAAACGTCATAGCATGGTTTCACATGAATGGTCAGTTCATGGGTAGCAAGTATGAATGGTTTACAAAATCTAATTGGTGGGTCTTCTTGGGAGGAGTTCCGATCAGTTTTCTCTTCTACTACAGTACCAGAATGTCTTATGACCACTTTGGATACTATTGGGCCATTAGACCGATCGGATTCGGATTAGCGACAATCACATTCGGGTTACTTACCTGGTCACTGCTTGGTGAGGTCCCTACGATGAAGATCGTCATTAGTCTCATTCTGGCAGCTGCGATCATCATGATAAACATAACTGAACACTTTTAAACAAATGGAGTAACAACAAATGAGTATAAACAAGAACGATCCAAAGATGAAAGCATTGATGGACATGCAAAAGGATCTAGATCCAACATTCAATAAAGCAAGATTTAAAGCGATTGGTAAGAAGAATGCCAAAAAAAATGAAAATTCCATCAATGATGATTATATTGGGTATTTGCTGAATGATTCTGATTCAAGGTCTATGTGCAATGACTTAAATGAATGGTCTGACCAAAATTCAGATGATTTTTTAGATTAAACAAAAAAAGGAAAAATAAAATGAAATTCAAAACACTTTTAACTGCTCTGTTATTGGTATCACTGACTTGGTCTCAGTCTCCGATAATAGAAAAATACAGAGAGATGTTACAACATCAACCATCAAGAGGTTCCCTATATGAGGGGACTTATGTCGGTTGGAATCCTGCTGTAAGGACACCAGAACCGCCAATGTCACCCTTAGAGATCAAATATGGCGCCGGAGTTGAGTCGTTAGACTTTGACGGTACCTTCCAGGGTTCAGTCGGACCACTCGACTTTCAGATCCAACCACCTGCGACTCAATCACCAATCCGGATTCGAGTGGATGATTTTTATGGGCTCAGACCAGACGGGAAAGGTGAATACCACATGCAATTATCAAAAAAGAGTCAGACTCTAATCAAGTTGGAAGGATTCATAGATCGGAAAGAAGGATACCACAGAGTCACATGGAAATCTGATAAGACATACATGTGGAGCAATGGAATGGCAACAGATGAATTCAAGGTGGTCAACCCCGCCAGCTATTCCAAGGATGGTAAAGTTTATACTATGTTTGGACCACTTCCAGAGATGAAAGGTTCAACGGTAGTCATCACAGCAACTTACGGATCGTATACTGATTCAATCATTATACATCTGCATTAAATGCCTGGTAGGAGTTTGAGCACTTCTCTCATAAAATAAATAGAAATTGCTTGACTCCTACCAGCGGTTATAGTAAAGTATGAAGAAGAAAAAAACAGTATCAGAACTATTTGAAGATCGTACGGGGGTACCCTATGAGAATTGGATACAAGGTATGATGGTCACACACAACCAGGAGAAAAAACGTATGAAGAAACTTCCATACCACTTAAAACATAACATGATACAGTGGGAATCCACTGAGGGATTGAAATTTTGGGCGAGAGATGAGGAAGATGCGAAATTATATCTTAAAAAGGTAGGACATTTATATTCTTTTAAAAAGGTAGAAGTGGAGGATGCTGATGCGAATGTGGATGGTTGATACCAGCATACTATGTAAGAATCATTTGATGGGCGAGTATAGAGAACATTTTGCCATTGCTGGAACAATGAGATTGAAGCGAAGGATCGATGGCTACATCAGGAACAATCTAGTTGAACCCAAGTCGATAGAAAGTAGGTTTGAAGATATCAGAGATGAGATGCTCTGTAGAGGGTATGCACCCAAGAAGCAGTTTGTACCACCCGACATATCATATCTTCCGGAAGAACATCAAAATTATAAAGTGGATGTCCAATCATCACAGGATGATTTGCTATCCAGGTGTACATCCTGTAAGGACAATTATGATGCGGGGTTAGTAACGGACGCAGATACTTATAGGAAAGGTTAAAACATGCACGTTAATCCAGGAAAAGAGATTTTAAACTTCACATGGGAAGAATTTGATGAAGCCGTTGAAGAGATGGCCATAGCTGCGAAAGAAGCTATTGATTATATTCACATTGATGCCATCTATGGGGTTCCGAGAGGAGGTCTCATCTTGGGTGTAGCTCTATCACATGCTTTGGATTTGCCACTGATTTCATCGTTAGGGTTATATGATGGTAAGCGAAAAAATCTCCTGGTAGTGGACGATATATCCGATACCGGTGAAACGTTGACTGGAATATCTGACACTGTGGAAAAGTCTTTGTTTTATACGTTGCATTATGATGATAAGAGTGCCTTTGGGCCTGATTTTTATTATGCTAGTAATGACGATTGTTGGATAAGATATCCATGGGAAAAATAATTCCCAGCATCTTGAGAGTGTTAGCAAGCATTTTTAAGAAAGACGAAATTCTCAATGAACCTGACAATTTAGTGCTAGTGAATGCTCAGCCCGGATGTGTTCGTATCATCTGCCGAACAGATGATCAAATGGACAGTGTGATGGATAGAATGACAGGAAGAGGAAATTGTGTTTTGGAAGAATTTGAACAGTGGGATGATGGAAAGGATAAAAATTTTATAATGACCTTTAGAGTGTTGGATGAGTTTGATTCATCCGTAATTTATAACTAGGAGAGTACGGTGGGAAAAAAAGTAGCGTCGTTTGAATATAACGGCACATTGGTTAAAGTGGTTGATGGTGACACCATTGATGCATATATCGATCTAGGGTTTGCCCTGAAGATCAAGAAGAGAATTCGTTACATGGGTATTGATACCTGGGAAAGCAGGACAAGAGACAAAGAAGAAAAAGTCAAAGGACTGGCTGCTAAGGCCAGAAACAAAGAACTCTTGGAAGCAGGGACATTTAAGATAGTCTCATTTGGGACCGGTAAGTTTGGTAGGGTACTGGGAGAGATCTTTGTATCGCCTGATGCAGTTGGTCATGAAGTATCCGAGAATATCGATAGAAGTTCAGATGGACTGGTCAGCATCAATGACATCCTGATCGCTGAAGGACATGCGTATGAATACCATGGTGAAAAGAAGAAAGATTTTGTTGCTGAGATGGCAGCAGAAAAAGCAGCTAAGAAGAAAGACTTAGTTGATAAACCAGCCGAGGAAACTCAGGAGGAAAAATAATGAAAAGTATACTTACAGGAATACTGTCAGCCTTTATTTTTTTTGGAGCAGTTCCCACTGTCAATGCTAACACTCAATGTGCTACAACTTGTGAAATGGCATTTGCGGATGAGGATGTAAAGAAGAAGAAAAAGAAGAAGAAAAAGAAAAAAGCCGAAAAGGGTGGCAAAAAAAAGAAAAAAGGCTTTTTCAGTAAAGTTTTTGGAGCCAAATAAAATGAAACTCAGTATCGGATACTGTGTACAGTGAGATTATCAACCACAAGCTCTCAGTTTGAGAGATGAACTGTATGAAAAGTTTGATGTGTTGGCTCACTTAGTAGAATCGAGTGGAGGAGCTTTCGAGATCAAGCTGGAGGATAGTTTAGTTTTCAGTAAACTGAAAACAGAACGATTCCCTGAAGATGGCGAGATAGTTCGGCTCCTCCAGCACGATCAGTATATCGATATTTGGGAGCAGATTGGATCCGGATCAATCTATGAGGGTTAAATGAATAGATACTTTAAAGCGGCAATCAGTCACTGGGAAGCTCAAAGGGATGAAGCAGTAGCCACTCTGGAACTGTACTTCAACAAATCAGTCGGTATTGGAGAGCATTCTAATCTCCTGAAGGAGATCAATCAGTGGACTGATAAGCTGTCACAGGCAGAGGAGAATATCTTGAATCTGAAGACATATTTTGATCCTGATGGAGAGGTGCATTCTGGTGCCACAGTAAAACAATTACTCAATGAATGAAAGTCCAATACCAGAACAATTCCATCGATGTGAAATTTCTCATCAATATCATTTCGCTGGTCAGTGCAGCAGCTTATGGATGGTACCAACTCGAAAGTCGAATATCTGATCTGGAGCACCAGATGGAGGTGCAGGACAAGATTAGACAGTTACAGAATGAAATACAAGACATACAAACCAAAAAACAACTCTTTGAACTAAAATAGGAGCCACAATGTTATTAGACACTCTGTTTACTAGTGTTATGTTGTTTAGCAGTTTTGCTATGAGGACACCAAACGTACAACCAAATCCAGATGACTATGAGGTCAGTATAGGATTAAGTCACCCTTCCTACTATATCAACAGACAGTGGGAGAGAGAGCTTGGTGGTAAGTATGTTGATGATCTCGTGTGGGCTAAACTGGATAATGGGTTTTATTTTAAACCCGAATATATGAACAAAGAAAGCCAGGAAGTTAAATATCTCAAACTGGACTGGAGACACAAGACATATGGAATGTCATATGGATTCACTACTAGGTCGACAACTGATAAGTTAGATGTGTATGAAACGTTCATATCAGTTGGTGTGATCAAAAAGAAGACCTACTGGGACAGAGTAGATGTGGAAGTGTCTTTTGATGGATATGCACCACCAGATGAGGCTGGTGATAACACTACGTTCGAGTATGAGGATAAGTTCAAAGTATCCTGGAAGATAACTGACAGGGTTCGTCTGTACAATATGGGGGAAGTTGCAAAGTTGAAAGGGAGCAAGTATTATAAAGCTAAAATAGGAGTGGAGGTTACATTATGAGTAGAATAGCAACAGCAGGGATGTCAAGGAGGATTGATTGGATGGGTGAAAAACTGGATCGGGTAGAACAACTGTTAAAAGAGATACTATCCAAGCAGGAAAAAATTTACAAATATACTGTTGTCTCGAATGAGTCAACCAGTGTATCTTCTGTAGTTGAACAGATTCGTAACACAGAGGATAAATTAAAATCAGATGATTGATCAAATAATTAAAAAGGATCTGGCTAGGATCAGCCAGTACAGTAATGAGCATGTAATGGATCTGTTGGATCTGGATGAAGATTCAGCAGAAGCAGTCAAGGCAGCTTGTTCCACTTATGTGAAATCCAACCTGGGCAGATCACAAACTACACAGAAAACGAAATTTGGTAGAAAATCAGCCAGAGTCACCAGAGGAGGACCAGCATGGTAGAAGGAATATTTCATGAGTCCACAGT